TGGGACAAGAGGAATATCTTTATAGATTTCTTCGATATCCCAGATAACATAATGCCTTTGTTCCCTGCTAATAAGCATGAGTTTCAAAGGATTATGTCCTTTTGTTCAGCTAGAGGTCTTCCTCCTCCATCAAGGAGGAAGGAAGCACTCTCTAAATTTAGAGACCTAACCTCTACAGCTTACAACGTACCATTCGAGCTCCTTAACCATCTTGGCTTTGAAGCTAACGAATTAGGACGTAGGTGTTCAGTTAAAGGGGTATCCCCATTTAACTGGCACTTTTCGATAAACTCAGCCGGCTCCTTCTTTTCTTCAGTTGAAGAGGGAGGATGTGCGGGTGAGTTTCTTGAGGACTTCAGATATTTCTATGAAGAAAGTCTACCACCTATCACTAGACAGGTTCAGACAATCTTTGGTCCTTGTATGGAATATCAAAACTTTCCAAGATGGATGACCTACTTTAGGCACCCTGTTACTTGGATGAGTTTTGCAGGCACTAAATGGCCTGGCGATGCGCATATTCTTCATGAAATCGGTCTCCCCAAATATGGAGGGATCGATTCAGCCTTTGCCAACCAAGCATATTACCTTGCTTATAGTAAGGTAGATGCTTATATGGCATCTGGTGAACCATTTCCTGTCCGAGTAGAACCTCTACCGGAAGGAGGTGGTAAAACAAGGGTTATTACCATGTCCCCATGGTGGTTAAAGGTATTCCTTACGCCATTTGGACATGTCATACAAGATCACCTTCGGTGTGAGTATGATGGTAACCCTTGTTTATACAGAAAGTCCCCAGCTTGGGATGCTTTCGTAGAAATGGGTCATTTATGGCATGACCATGAGAGACATTCTTTCATGGTATCCGATATGACCACTTGCACTGATGCTTATCCTATTGAATTAGCATCTATGCTTATTAGAAATTTCTTGGTTGGGCTTGGTTATGATATTTCATTACCAATGTGGCAAACCTTTATTAAGGCTGTCCTCCATCCAAGAATGGCATTCCTTGAAGATGGGACAAATTTTGTCCTTCAACGAGGAATATTAATGGGTGAGCCAGTGACAAAGTCACTGCTTACTATATTAATGTGTTCTTTTAGATCCTATTCCCTTAGGTCATACCTTGGGGAATTTGATCCAAAGAATTTACCTAGGTGGTTTATGTTCCATATTGGAGGAGACGACCATCTAGTACACGGGCCTGAACCATTCTTATGGAATGTTATGGATACAATAGTATCCGCAGGCTTTATTGTAAACAAGAGTAAATATGGCATCACAAAAGTGGGCTTTAAATACCTTGAATGTCCAATTTATGTTTATAACAAAAGTTTTAACACAAATTTGGTATACAGTGCAGAGGGTTATGAGTTGTCCGCATATTGCGACTCTCTTAAAACTAAGCTTCTGTCACCGCACACAAAGCCTCATGAACAGCGGAATCTATTGAATCCAGCTATTGGTAAGGCTTTTGCCATCGGAAAATATTTCGGGTGGTCCTATGAGGATGAGCGGTATAAGAAAGACCTTCGTTCCCGTTTTGTGTGGCGGATGGGTAGGCTATTGCCTTCCCCTACCACACAACCTAAGATATCTGCCCTTATTAGGTTACCAGCTATCTTAGGAGGGATGGGTCTTGCAGTAAACTCTGAAGAATTGGCTGATGCTATGCATCATGTTCCTTTTCCTACAAAGTTGCTGATGTATCGTCTATGTACTGGACAGGCTACTCTTGTAGAACTGTTTATGGCACGTAGACTTACAAAGAATACTAGAAGATTCATGCCAGATGAAGATTTCTTCCGACTTGAGTCTTTTATTACTTCTCACTGTAGTAAGGTAGATTGGTTTAGCTTAGAAGAATCTAAACTAGACCTTCCCTTTACTACAGTAACTAAGCGTTTACAATCGAGGCTAATATATTCATTAGAAGACTTAGCTTCATGGTTTGAACGTTTAGATACTCAGTTGCTGGATCTTAATAAAGTCAAGCAACCTGAGGACATTCCTTGGGCGGATAGGTACTATAAGTACTGGGAGGTATATGAGTCCTTTATTAAGGACTCAGATCCTTCTCACTATCCTTTCCCCAAAGATAGTAATTTTGACTTCGGCTTGCTTCAATATTTTGATGTCAAGAGGGGTATAAAGGAAATTGGATATAATAATTTATACCAAATTACCTCTACACCCTTTCCGGAGCCTATATATCCTGTAACCCAAGATACCAATAGGTATGTTGGTGGAGAGTATAAAGATATGCTCTCCATATTCAAGACTTGGATTCCAAACTTGAATATTTACGGGATGTTGAGGAGTGTAACTAGGAGCGCGTAAAACCCGTAGGAGATACGCCCTAGCCACAGCTGCAGTCT